CAGTTCCTGACCTCCGTACATACGGACAGGGTGATGCCACAACTAGCGGTACACCTAAGCAAAACCTTACTGCTGCTAAGGAAGCTCTTGCCACCCAAAAAGAAGCTATGAATGACTTAGCTAAGCAACTTGCTGGTATGGATGCAGATGACCCAGGACGGGAAGCTCTTGAGGAGAGCATTAAGGGACAGCAAGTAAAACTAACTCAAGCTAGTGCTGACTATGACTTAGCAACTAAGAACTATTCTCTGTTAGAGAAACCTACAGGAACTGAAGTACTTACTGATCTTACTAAAGACCCAGAGGCTTCTGTTACAAAGCAAGTAGTAGCTACTACGTCTGAAGAGCAAAGAAAGAAAGGCCTAGCAGATAAAGCTGAAGGTCAAACTGATAAAGCTGTGTCGAAGGTAAAACAGACTGAGGCTACTATTGCTGATGATGTAGATCTAGCTGAAGAGTTTGAAGCTGCAGGTATGACAGCTAAGCAAGCCGCTGAAGAGGTTACTAAGGTATTAGATGCTCTCACTGCTGCTACAGGTAAGCCTAGTGATGAGGCTCTAGCTCAAGCAGCTACAATGAGTACAGAAGACTTAGCTCAGTTAGGTCTTACAGCAGAGCAGATTGATAGAGCACGTCGCGTAGAGGATATTGATCCTCTTGAAGTATCAGAAGACATGCTGGTTAAAGGTAGTGCAGTAGACTTTGATCGCGTTAAGGCAGAGACTAACTTTGCTGCAGCTACAGGTGTACCTTCTAGTGAGGCTACTGTACAGGGCCAGCTTACAGGTTTGCTAGAGCAGTTTGAAGGAGGAGAAACACCTGCCTGGGCTGCAGGTGCTATGCGTACTGCTACAGCTACTCTAGCTGCACGTGGTCTAGGTGCATCAAGTATGGCAGGACAAGCCATTATCCAGGCTGCTATGGAATCTGCACTACCTATTGCACAGGCTGATGCATCTACACGTGCACAGTTTGAAGCACAGAACCTGTCTAACAAACAACAAGCTGCTATGTTCGCTGCTCAGCAACGAGCCTCTTTCTTGAACCTAGAGTTTACTCAGGAGTTCCAAGCACAGGTAAGTAATGCTGCAGCAATCTCTGATGTAGCTAAGATTAACTTTACTGCTGAACAACAGGTGGCACTAGAGAATGCGAGGATGGCTCAGACTGTAGACATTGCTAACTTAGATGCTAAGAATGCTAAGATTTTAGCTGATGCTGCAGCTATGACTAACTTAGATATGGCTAACCTAAGCAACGAACAACAAGCTAACGTACAACGTGCAGCAGCTTTCCTTCAGATTGACATGGCTAACCTAGACAATGAGCAACAGGCTGCTATCATTAAAGCAGAAGGTAAAGCAAAAGTTCTAACGTCTGATGCCGCACAAGAAAACCTAGCACGTCAAACTAATGCTACAAACGAGAACCAAGTTAAGATGTTCTTCTCTCAACTACAAGCAGATATTGCAACACACAACAATGAACAAGCTGTTAGCTTAGCTAAGTTTAATGCAGGTGAAGCTAACATTATATCTAAGCATAACGCTGATGCAATAAACCGTCGTGAAGAGTTTAACACAACTAATGCTCTTGTAATTGAACAAGCTAATGCTTTGTGGGAACAGACTATCACTACTGCTGATAACGCTGCTATAAATGCTGCTAACCGTGACGCTGCTGCTGTAGCTAATGACTTAACTGAAACTGCTTATAACAGTATAATTCAGATGGAACGAGATACACTTGACTATATATGGCGGTCCTATGAGAGTAATGAAGACAGATCAAATGCTCTTATCCTAGCTCAGATAGGCGCTGATGCTAGAGCTTCACAGGCTAAAGGTGAGGCTTGGGGTAATATAGCAGGTATTATAACCCAAGGTATCTTTGGGGCATACTCTGGCGGCACTACGGGTAATTAATAAGTTAGATAGGAATAATAAAGATGAGTGATACTATAGAAATACTTAATATGCTTAGGTCTGGTAGCCCTACTGCTGATCTTAAGGAAGCTAAAGGGTTAGGTGATGGGCGCACTTCTAATATGCCTCCTTCTGGTTTGGATATTATGAGTAGTTGGTATAGTACTCTAATGGATAAGGTTAGTGTAGCTAAGGACGAAGTACAAAAAGAGACAGAGGAATTATATGGATTGGCTAGAGAACAAAAGCAGCAAAGCGCTACTAGGGAAGAAGGTATTTATATTGATGGTTTTTATTCCCCTACTATTAGTAATGCTCCCAAAGCACTAGAGGAGTCTACACCTATAACTGCAGAAGACCTTAAAGGCATAGTTCTAGAAGAGAGGCCTTCTAGTCCAAGTAAAGCACCTACTCACATTATATCAAAGGGCGATAATCTAACTAAGATTGCTAAAGCTAATAATACTAGTGTTGATAGTATACTAGAACTTAATCCTAATATTAAAGGACCAGACTACACAATTAAAATTGATCAAGAGATCATGCTACCTAGAAGTACACCTCAATCAGAGAGTGATGGGCTTATGAGCCGAGTCTCTCGGAAGAGAGGTCCTATACTGGCTGAAAGCCGTACTACAGATGCTTTCTATCTAAATATAGGTACTCATGCTGAAACGGATCACGGCTCTACACCTCAAATTACCAATGATTCTAGGGAAGCAAATAAGCCTGATGCAGAAAAATCACGCGACGTTGGCTTTGGACACAAGATTACAGCAGCAGAAAATACTTCTGGTAAGATACATGGGATAACCTTTAAGAATAAAGATGGTACGTATAAACCACTAAATGAAACCGAGAAAAGGACAATCCTTAAAGCAGATATGAAGATACATCAAGATTCTGCTAGGGCTTCTGGATGGGATGCCAAGCTCAAGAAAATTGGAACCTCATGGGATCAACTTGACGAACCTTATCAAAACGCTTTAACGTCACTAGCTTATAATGTTGGGGGTTCTAAGGCAGGTAAGAGTTGGAATAAGGTACTTACAGCGGCTAAGAATAGAGATGTGGGAAGTTTTGCACTTGGCATGAGGCGCAAAGATGCAGGTAAAAACACTGCAGGTATGGATAATAGAGTAGCTAAAGAGCTTTACTTTGCGGGGCTTATCAGCAGCTTAACTGATGTTAGTAGTCAACTACCTCTAGCGGATTCTAGGTCTGGCATACCTGTTAATAAAGAAACTGAATAATGTTTGGACTCCCCTTAGAACTAATCACAATGCTAGGCTCCACTATACTTGGTGGGGTCATGTCCATATGGGGGCAGTCCATTAAAGCTAAGCAAGCTCAACAAGAGATGCTTATGCAACGTGCAGACTTCAATCGTGGTGCTGTAGCTGATGCACGAGATGCAGGAATAAAAGACAAACACTTTGCTTGGACACGTAGGCTCATTGCTTTATCTGCTGTATTCTCCATTATTGTCTTGCCTAAGATAGTAGCTGTGTGGTATCCTGAGGTAACAGTATTCGTAGGCTACACAGAAGCTACAGGTGGCATGTTTAACTGGTTGTTTGGCCCAGAAGAAGCAGTCAAATGGAAGATGGCTCAAGGCTTCGTAATCACACCCCTAGACACACACATCGTATCAGCTATTGTAGGTCTCTACTTTGGCGCTGGATTCACTAAGTAAGGTATAACACTATGGAAATAACTCCTTTTGCTGGTCCTATCCCAGGACAGTCCCTAACATCAGAGCCAGGTAATGTACCGTGGGAGAAACCTTCTGCACTGTCTGACCCTATGGATGTTCTAGAGATGTACATGGAAAAACTAAACGATAAAGAAGTTATGGATGATGTCATTGATATGCTTGACATAGGTATCCCTGTTGATATTGTCTCCGCTTCCTTACTTACTAAAGGTGTATTAGAGGGTCAGCACACAGTAGATGTTAAGCTTCTACTTCGCCCTCTTGTATCTATTCACATTAAAGCTTTGGCTGATGTTGTTGGCGTAGACTACAAGATGAGTATGGATGACTACGAAGACAAGGATGCTATGCGTAAAGAGAAACGTAAGAAAGTACTGGCAGCTAAACTGGCCCAGCGCATAGGTGTAATACCAGAAGGTAAAGCTGATGCAGGTGAAGAGATTGTTATGGAAGTAGAGAAACAATTAGATGAGCCTCAGGAAGAAGTACAACAAGAACAACCTGCAGAAGAACCTGCAGGCCTAATGGCACGAGGTCAATAAGATGAGTTTTGCAACAGGTTTTGTAAAGGGCTTTGGAGATACACTCAAAGAAGGTATTGAAGAAAATACAGAGCGCATGAATGCTCTCTTAGATCAAGGTATCTCTAATGCTAAAGCTGCTGCACCTGGCTACAGGGAAACGCAAGGGGAGCTAAAGAGTATCCTTCAGATAGGTGACAGCCTTAAAAGAGACTATAACATAACAGACGAAGAGTTTGTAGCCCTAGCTCAAGCAACAGACATTACTAATGTGTATGCAGGTATATTAAAGGAAGCTGAAATAAGAAAAACTCGCGGCGGGAAGATTAGGAAGTCAGACATCTTGAGTGCTATCAACATACCTGATAATGCTCT